TGGGAGGGAGCGCTTGGCGGTGAAAGCCCGAGATCAACAAACTTTCGAGAGGATCTCATCTCTAGGTAACGTTGATTGGACATTCCTATCCTAAGTCGCAGCTGAAGTTTGCCAGATAAGGCAAGTCTAATATTTTGGCTTCGGGATCGCACACAGTCGCCTCAAACAATTCACGAACGTCTTCAAGATCGCAATCATATTGAGTGCAAACCCATGCACCGAAATCCCAATCACCAATCAAAACTTGCTCATCATGTATGGCCTTGACAAGATCCGTTACTCCCAGGCCTGATGTTCTAGCGAACCAGGTCAAGTCCTGAAGTTGCACATCCTTGGCGTCTTCCTCCATCGCGTACCTTCTAAGAAAGAAGTCGCGGATGAAAGGGACGTGACGGCACTCATAAGCATAGGAGAGTGACTTCCCAGCCATATAAGCACTGTCAGTGCAATCCTCGTTTGAACTTGCCCTGATATTGAATCTCGCTAGCATCTTACCCAGGAGCGGTATCATGCAAGGTTTATCCACATTGGCAAAAATGCGTCGACTCAGGAAAGTCGCGCCTCCGTCGGTACTCGGCGCTTTGGCCTTCAAAACCATCTTGAAGCTGGCTACGTCCTTCACCCATGTGTCCAAACAAAACCGGCTGCTCATTTGTGCGAGCAGGTCGTCACCCAATAACAGCACGCGCACGTTTACCTTGTCGACTAAGAGCGACGGCAAACATGGTTGCGTTGTACGTTGAGTTCCGTGGTGTTGTTGAAGTGGTGCCGGTCGCAAGCTGAAATGCCAGCTTGGCTTTGAAGCCGAACCTGCGATTGTAAACATCGTAGTGTTCTAGGTCGAGCAACAGGGTCCTGAACCATTGGGGCATTGCTAATTTTGCAAGCCATGCGTCGTAAATCAACGCGACGCGAGATCGTTGCTCGCGGTCATTGCGACTGAAGTCACCCTCCACAGTCTCCTTCATCAGCTCGTCGCCAAACAAAAACTCACACAACTTTACGTCGTCGGTCTTGTAGGCGAACTCCACTTTCGCGGGGCCGATAGGGACGTGGTGGGTTCTAGTCAATTCGACTAGTCTCTCCATCACAATGCATGAGGCGGG